CTTTCCTAAATATCCAACGTATTGTTGCTGAGTGGTTATATATCCAATATCACGCTCGACATATTCCCTGACCGTAGAAGTTAATGCATCAATCAGTTGATCGTCCAAGTCGTGCGTGATATTGGAATTCTGTTTCGCCTGATGAACCGTTACCGGTTCATCATTTCGAATTGACGCGGGTATTAGCTTCATTGAAAGTTACCAATAGCTACTTAGTGAACTTAGCGACTTTTTCTTCTACCAGCTTCTCTGAAAAGTCTTTTTCAAAGCCAGCTATTTCACCTTTGTTGTAGGGACTAAAATGCTTTAAGAAGGTCACGGAAACCAGCTCGTTGCCTTTCTTGTCGGCATCTGATTTTGATTGAGTCATTATAAATTCTCCGATTTAAATAGAATGGGCTGAAAAATCAGCCCAATGAATGAAACAGATAATATTGACGATAGTGGTACTTAAGGATCAAAGACCCCAGCGAACACCGGTTAAGATTGCGCAAGCTGCGGTATGGCGTAACCCGAAGTCATGCTCTTCAATAACTCGAATAATCGATTGGTCGCGGCTAAATGCAGACACTAGTTGACCACCTTCCATGTACGAACCTTCGGTCGATACATCCAATTTCAGAGACATTGCATCACCGATCACTGCTTGGAAGAAATCAACTAAGTAGATTTCTGATTCATCGGATCCTGCACCAAGGTTTTCAGGGATCTGAGTCGTCCAAGCAACAGGGATCTTGCCAATCATTCCTGAATCTCGAAGCTCAGGGTAAATTCGATGTCCGTTTGCATCACGAAGAGTTTCAAGGAAGGTGTAAGTGCGCTGACTCATGATCAGACCCGGTCGCACCATACGCACATTGTTTGCTCGTAAACGACCGATTAAACGTTGTAAATCGTTTTCAATGTTGTCGGCTGTGTTTCCAGCTGATGCAATAACATTTGCTCCCAGAGTCGCATAGCGTAGTCCACGAACTAAATTAGCTGAGCCATCATCGCGAATAAATGCTAAGTCTTCACGCTCTGCGACAACGTTTACCAAATCATCTAAAACAAACTGGTTACCTTCGGACGTACCGAACCGTAAAAGGTCGTTCGAAACTGGTACCAAACCAGTCAGCTTTTTCTTCGTTAAGTTGAAGTCTCCCAATGTTTGCTCCGACTTAATGATATCGTCGCCTTCAGCACCGTAGTTAGCTGATGCACTGGTTAATCCTTTTCCCATGGTTAGACTGCCTTCAGGCATTGGGATCACTCGGCAGCCACCATTTAAGTTTCGCATCACGACATTAGGTCGTAAGATTTCGATGAACTCTTTTCGAAAGCCTGGTGGAACAATAAAGCCCCCAGCGGAATTAGTCGTGGTATTCAATGCAGCAGCAATGGTTGGATACCCTTCTTGCTCAGCAAAGTGCGCGGCTTCTCGAGGATGACCTTTCGTTGAAAGTAACGCTCGAGTCATAATGGCAACGGCTTGACCTTTCACAATGGGCTTCTCAGTTGTACCCATTACTTCAATCGATGTTTCTTCTTGCACATCTTGAGCTTCCATTTGCTCAGCTTTCAAAGCGCGTTTAATCTTTGCTTCCAAAGTATCAAACTCGCCTTCCAACTTGGCAAACTCATCGATTTCTTCACCCGACAGTTCTTCACCGTCAGCTTCCTTCTTGGCAATCGCTTTAATACGATCTTTGATCTCAGCCTGTTTGGCCTTCATGGAGTCAATATTAAGTTTCATAGCTTTTTCCTCTAACTGTAAAACAAAAAAGGCGACCAAAAGGCCGCCTTAGATTTACCCTAAATAGGGAATTCGATTTAGCGCATCGCAATGGATTTCGCGCGCCGCTGCAAACTGGATTGAGTTTTACTTTGTGATTCCTCAACAACGGAAAAGAAAGCATCTCGAGGGCTCATAATTTCATGCGCGAGTCCTTGAGCAAGTGCATCCGATCCTGTAAAGAAGTCAGCCTCAAAGCTCGCAAGTGCTTCACGACTGATGCCCATATTTCGCTCGACTGTGGCTAGGAACATGTCATTGATAGAGTCAACCTGAGCTTGAACCTTTGCGCGGGCTTCATCGGAGATTGGTGTATCGGGATCAAGATCGGCCTTTCTAGCACCGGCGGTGATGGTTTCGATATCTACTTTGTCATCATCATGTTTACGACTAAAGCTGTATAGTTTGGCAATGACACCAATAGATCCAGCACCACCGGTTCGACTGATGTAGATTTTTGATGCGGCACTCGCAATCGCATAGGCAGCTGAGAAAGCATTATCATTCACAATAGCTGTAATGGGTTTAACGCCTCTTGCGTTATAAATTTGGTCCACAAAGTCAAACAATCCATTGACCATGCCACCGCCCGAGTCAATATCCATGACAATGTGTTTTACTAACTCATTGTCTAACATTGATTGAAAGTCATTCGATAACTGCATGTAGGACTTTAATCCAGAGTAACTATCAAATCCGCTCGTTCGATTAACCAAAGTTCCGGTGATATTAAGCACACCAACACCACCTTGGATTTCTTCATCTCGACCTAAACGAGCGCCAGTAAGTCCAGACTCCTGTACTTTCGATAGCTCAAGCTCAACGCCGCCGTTGTGAGTGATCTCAAGTAAGGTATCGAGCTTTTGAGAGGCTATGGCCCATGGAGCGTTGATTAGTTTTGAAAATAGCGTTGGGTATTTCATTATTGATCACCTTGGTCTTTATCGTTTGTTTCGATAGCGTCTTGATTAATCATATTTAGTGGCGTGTGATAGCTGTCCCCTTCTTCATCACTTCGAAGCGGTTCATTCTCCTTCTTGCGACAATCGTTCGCAGAGTAGATCCCCCACTGGCGAGCTTTTGAGTAAACATCAAAACGTGTTTTGATGTCCGCTCGTTCCAGTGCAGAAAGACTATGCTCAAAATAATATCGAGCTCGTTCTTCGGGTCGAAGTAGAGAAAAGTTGTAGCGTTGCTCTTGTCGAATAAGCCATGGTCGCAAAGAGAACTTAATGAATGCCAAGCTCATGTGTTCAATATTGTTGAACGTGGAGCGCTCCATCTCATGCAGTAAGTGAACCGGCACATTAAAGATCCGAGCGATTTCTGCAATCTGGAACTTTCGAGTTTCTAAAAACTGAGCATCGGCATTACTGACACTGATTTGTTGATACTTCAAACCTGAGTGCAGTACGGCAACACCGTGTTTATTCTTGCCACCATTTTGTTCAGCCCAGGACTTCTTTAAGTTTTTAACCTGCTCTTCATTTGCCTTATCAGGAGTCACCAACAAACCCGCTGGTGTTGCTCCATTTTTAAACGTCGTCGCGCCGTGTTTCTCAGCCGCTAGTGAAAGTCCTAGTGCTTCACGTGCCATTTCAATGGGATTTAATCCATACAAGCCATTCGATGAAAGTCCTTTAAGATGCAGTAGCTGCCTAGCAGGTAGTGTCTTGTTTAATTCATCGCATTCAAAATAGAGTCTGCGCTTACTGGTAAGTACCGGTCGTGTCTTATCAGGATGAAGATAAATGAGCTCTCCTAATTCGCCCCGCTGACTGCGCTCAATTAAAGAGTAAGCATTCCCACGCAAACCAAGCGCTATCATATTGGCCTCTCGCCACTCATAAGAGGTCATCAACTCATTCGGCGCTGCATATAACACATTGTAAGCAGGATGGTCTTTTGCTTCATGTTTCGAGTCAGAGCCGCGCTCATAAAGCTTCAATGGCAATGAAGCAATGCTTTCAGACAAGATCCTAACGGCTTGCAAAACGGCAGTAATACGCATGGCATTGTCAGCGGTAATCATCTCTCCTGAGTTAGTGGGACCACCGCCAATAAGACTGACCAACCATTCTTTTGGCTTACTGACACCTGAAGTCTTGCCAAAAATCTTTGATAATAAACTCATGATTAAACACCGTAGTAATCGATGGGTTGTTCATCGATAATGACAGCACGACTCAAAGCCATGATGGCAGCAACCGCACCGTCAATTTTATTGTCACGACCTTCTTTAACCGGTCGAATCTTTTTACCGTCATCAATTTCTTTTGCCACAACATTGCCCATCATCCAATTCAGCGCGGCATTGTTGTTGTGATGAATGCGACCAAGTTTCAGCAACCGCTCGAACTCCTTCATTGCATCACTGATTGAATAGTTCTGAGGGACTTCAACGATCTCGATGGAAGAGTTCTCTTTGTGGATGTTTTGAACAATCTGAGTCGCTCCCCATGGATCAAAAGCAATTTCCTTAACTTGATACGCCTTACATTCAGCAATCGATTGCTCTTGAACTTGGTCATAGTCAATCGTATCGCCATCACAAGTCAGCAAGTGACCATCGAACACCCATTGCTCATAGTGCTTTCGTTCAGCATCCTTCGTAAGTTCTTCGGGAATGTAGTAGTTACCAAAGAAATAGAAGTGCTGAACACCGTCTATCTCTTTTTCAAACATGGTGACATCGGCGGTAATATCTAATTTACTCGACATGTCTAAGCCTTTAATGGCATCACAGCCTTTAAAGTCTTCCATTTTTAAGCTGCTATCACCGGCCTTTTGCCAATCAACCATGTTCAGCCATGCGCTTTTTGCATACACCCATTGGTCGAGATGCTTGATTTTGAACGCGTTCTGTTTGCGCGTATTTCGAACCGCTTCCTTCTGTTTGTTTCGGAGCCATTCTGCACCGACCGAAATACCCATGTTCGGGTTCGCTTTAACCAGTGCTAACTCGGATGTCCAGTCGTCCTCTTCATCAATGCCATAGATGATCCCGAAGTATTGTTGATCAGCATTGGGATCTCGATAATCGAGCAAGGTGTTCTGAAGTTTCTTTTGATGTTGAAAGCATGGTCCAGCTGGATTGGTACCAGCCGTTGTGATCATAAGCAACAGCGGCTGCTCTCTTGCGCCCATGCCCGTCGACATAGTGTCATATAAAACATCGTCATCGTGCTCATGGACTTCATCAAGAATCGCGCATGAAGGGCTTGAACCATCACCAGGCTTACCAATCACCGGTTCAAATTTCGACTCATCGGGCTGGTGCTTCGAACCCTTCTTATCACAAATCAACTTCCTTGCATGAGGACTCACGCCGTAACTCGCTCTTAAGTTCGACGTTCTTTCAACCATCTTTTTAGCGGGAGAAAAGACTTCCCACGCTTGGCGCTCCGTTGTCGCTCCACAATAAACTTCTGCGCCATACTCGCCATCTTCAACGAGCATGTACAATCCAATTCCCGCCGCAATCACGCTCTTGCCGTTCTTACGACACACGCAAATGTACACTTCGAGAAAACGGCGTAAACCGGTCTGCTTATTCAACCAACCGAAAATATTGGCAATAATAAATTTTTGCCATCCCTCTAATGTGATACGTTTGTCTTTACCTCGTCTTGCTGCCCACGCGCCTTTTACATGCGGTAGCAATTCAATAAATCGAATGGGCTTGATCGCAACCTCTGCATTAAAGTAATACTCGCAATCATCAGACTTCGAGAGTTCTAAGTCGTCTAGAAATCGATTAACGGCTAGCTTTTCCCACTTGCATGATGGTCGTTCACCAGAAATCACTTCGTCGCAGTACTGAAAAATATCTGCGATATGTTGATCATCATTCATGGTTACAGAGCGTCGAACTCATTCCCTTCGAACAAATCACCTTGCTTCGAGTTAAAGCGCAATTCAGTTGCAGGTGATAACCCTAAGTGCGCAGTTAACTGCATGAACTTTCGAAAGTCGTCGTTCAGTTGAGCAACATGAGGTTTTGACTTCCACTGTTCGCCGTGTCGACCAGAGGTCACATAAAACCATTGAGACTTATCAAGCTTTGCACGTAGTTCATCAAGCCGAGCTTTCACTACGCAATATTGTTGAATTGTATCGACGTATAAAGACTTCAATCGATTGGCTTTCGAAAGTTCAAGCGCGACACGGTTCCAAACTTTCACTTCTTCTCGAGTAAGACCGCGTGGTTTAAGTTCTTTAGCCGCTCGCTTATGCTGATCTTCATTATCCGCAGCTGCCTTTTGTCCTTGATCATAATTCGGATGCTTTCTAACTGCTCCGTTTACATCCGGTAATCTGCCTTTACTCATAGTGGTGAAACTCTTTTAAATTTATCGCGCATAAAAATGGAGTTAGGGCGGTGGTCAGCCGACTAATCCCCCTAGAGATTTTTACCCCCCTACCCTTGATCGTTTCGATTCTTCTGATGTCTTTTCTTTGTGACATTTCTTGCAAATGCATTCCAAGTTGTTCTCTCGATCGGTACCACCTTCCGACTTAGGTATGATGTGGTCGACGGCAAAGAATGAAGTAACTCGTTCGTTTCTTAAGCATGGCTGACACAAACCATTGTCTCTCTCAATGATTCGCTTTCTTATCTTCTGCCAACTGTAACCATAACCACGCTGAGTGGATGTCTTGGTATGCACGTTTGACCATGAGCGCTTAAGGTGTTGATGCTCTTGACAGTATCCATGACGCTCGATTGTGAGTCCTTTGCATCCTCGGTACCGACAAGGCCGCTTTGCTCTTGA